AACCAAATCAAGATGTTTGTCAATCACGAGGACACCATGGTGCTTGCCTCGACTCGCGCCGGCACTCTGCGCTTGAGCGAGGACAACCGCGGCCTCAAGGTTGAAGCCGACATGCCTGAAACTTCTTACGCCCGCGACCTGTCGGTGCTGATGCAGCGCGGTGATGTTGACAGCATGTCGTTTGGTTTCCATGTCCCGCGAGGCGGCGACGAGTGGAGCGACGACGGCCAGCGCCGCTACCTCAATGAGATTGCGCTGCGCGAGGTTTCTGTTGTCACCGGCTTTCCGGCTTACGAGGCGACCAGCGCCACCATTCGCAAGGCGCAGCTGCTCGCTCAGCGCACAGACACCGACGCCGACGCACTTGCCGACGCACTCACCGCGCTTGAGGCTGGCAATGAACTCAACGACGATCAGGCCAACTTGCTGGTTGATGTTGTGGACCGTCAGCGCGTGAAGGCTGAGCCAACCGTTGATGCTTCTGAGGTCATCGGCGTTCTGCGCGAGAAGTTGGACTTGCTGGCTAAGGCCGTCTAGTTCATCGGGGGTGCATTGGTTAGACCCGCTGCTAAATCCCTACAGTGCCACAGCGGGCACGTCGGTTCGATTCCGACCACCTCCACCACCACCAGCTGCGGAGCCGCGCTGGTGCGTCCCGGCAGCGGAGCCGCGCCGGATTGTCCCCCTGCGTATCCATCACATCATGCAAAGGAGTAGTCATGGACTACGAGAAGCACCTGCATGAGGAGCGGGCCAAGGCTTACGAGTCGGCCAAGGAAATCCTTGACCGGGCGGCTAATGAGTCCCGCAGCCTCGATGCAACTGAGCGTGAAAGCGTTGACCGCGCTTTCTCGCACATGGACGAACTGAAGGCACGCATTGACGATATGCGCAGCCTGGCTGCCCGTGAGCAGGAGATCGCCTCAGCGACCGCTGCCCATGAGGAAGCACGCACCGTTTCGGCACCTGTTGCCGATGCACCTATGTCGGACAATGACATGATCCGCTCGCTGTACCGTGGCGAGGTTCGCACTGTGAACTTTGAGCAGCGCGACGTCACCACAGGCAGCACGGGCGCTCCTGTCCCCACGTCCTTCTACGACGAGGTCATCCTGCTCGCCCGCGAGGTTGGCCCGATGCTGCGCGTCAGCACCGTGCTCAACACCTCCAGCGGTGAGACTCTCCAGATCCCGTCGCTGTCGGCCTACAGCACCGGCACCATCACCACTGAGGGCAACACCATTGGTGAGTCTGACCCGACCCTCAACTCGTTTGTGGAACTCGGGGCCTACAAGTATTCGTTCCTCACCCAGGTGAGCACCGAGCTGCTTGAGGACTCAGCGGTGGACATCACCTCGCTGATGGCTTCCAATGTGGGCAACGCGCTCGGTTACGCCGTGAACTCCGCGCTGACCACGGGCGATGGCTCCAGCAAGCCCAAGGGCGTTGTTGCTGCCGCCGGTTCTGGCGTCACGGGTGGCACTGGCGTTAGCGGCCAGTTCACCTACGCCAACCTCATTGACCTCATCTACAGCACCGATGCTGCGGCTCGCGCCCTGCCCGGTTTCGCTGTCATGGCGTCAACGTCGGCCATTGTGGACATGCGCACTCTGCAAGATGGTGCGGGCAATTTCATCTTCAGCCCGTCCCTCGACCAGGCGACCGCTGACCGCGTTGTTGGCTACCCGCTCATTGAGAACCCAGCCATGGCTGCTGTGGCTACCTCGGCTAAGTCCGTTATCGCGGGCCACATGCCGTCGTACTACGTTCGCCAGGTCGGCGGTATTCGTTTGGATCGTTCGGACGACTACGCCTTTGCTGATGGTCTCGTGACATTCCGGGCGACCTTCCGCGTGGATGGCGACTTGCCGCAGTCCTCGCACATCAAGTATTTCGCTGGCGCGGCCTCCTAAGCCACAGCGAGTCAATCGTGAGGGGGTCGCGGGCGCGCAGGACTGCGGCCCCCTCACACCCTGCGCACAGAAAGACACAGCCATGGCTAAGTCTGGAAACCCTGCAAAGACTGCTGGCATCCCCAGCACCAACAACCCACGCGCCATTCTGTTCAGCAGCAACTCGCCTTATGCCGCCACTGGCTACGGGCAGCAGACAGAGCAGGTCACCACGCGACTGCAGGATGCAGGCCACAAGGTTGCTATTGCCAGCAACTATGGGCTAGAGGGAACCGTCACTGAGTGGCGCGGTATGCGCCATTACCCGCGTGGTTTTGATCTTTACAGCAACGATGTTGTGCCAGCGCACTACATGGCCTGGGCGCATGAGAATTCTGACCTAGACACGCTGCTGGTGACGCTGTTTGACACTTGGGTGTTCAAGGGCAAGCAGTGGGATCTTGTAGACAACATTGCCTCGTGGGTGCCGATTGACCACACCCCCTGCCCACCTGACGTTCTGGCCTGGTGTTCTCGACCAAACGTCACGCCCATTGCCATGTCCAAGTTCGGCAAGGCGATGTTAGAGCGGGCTGGCGTTGAGGCGCTTTACGTTCCGCACGCTATTGACACCACGGTGTTCAAGCCAACTGAGAAGTTTGAGGCCGGCGACAAGCGCATGACGGGCCGCGAGTTTATGGAAGTTTCTGCCGACGCTTTTGTGGTCGGGATCAACTCAGCCAACAAGGGCGGCCGCCAAGGCCACAACCGCAAGGCCTACCCCGAGATGTTCTTAGCGTTCGGCATGTGGGCAAAAAAGCACAGCGACGCTGTGCTGTATGTCCACACTGAGGACAAGGGCGCCATGGGTGGCATCAACCTGCGCGAACTTGCCAGCGCTTGTGGCATACCTGATGACCGCATCTTCTTTGTGGATCAGTACGCCTACCGCAGCGGCATCCCGCAGAACGTCCTTGCAGCGACCTACACCGCCATGGACGTGCTGCTGCAGCCGAGCCTCGGTGAGGGCTTTGGTATCCCCGCCATTGAGGCGCAGGTCTGCGGCACGCCTGTCATCGTCAACAACGCCACCGCTCAGCCTGAGCTAGTCGGTGACGGTTGGATCTGTGAGGGCCAGCCAGTGTGGGACGACGCGCAAAAGTCCTGGTGGCTCACACCATCGGTGCCCAGCATCATTGAGAACCTAGAGGCCGCCTACCAGCGAGGTCAAGGCCGCAGCGCCGAGGCCATCAAGTTTGCCAAGGCCTACGACGCTGACACGGTTTACCGCGACTACTGGGTGCCGGCGCTTGAGGTGCTGGCGTGATTGCCTGGCTGACGCATCACTTGCCGCGATCATCGGACGCTGCCTGGCATTTACCTGGCGGCCTCATTGGCGGTGCGGAAATGACCGACGTGTCCATGGTGGAAAAAGCCGAACGCGCCGTACAATGGTATGGGCCAGACGAGTGGGAGCAGGCGCTAGACGCTGACCGCATCGTCATTACCGGCACCGACTTCTTGACACCACAAGCCATGCAGGCGCTTGCTGCTCGTAAGCCTGTGGTGTGGGTGCATCACCAGCAGCAGCCAAGTAAAGAACGTGCGGAACTATTCGCTGCCGCTGAGCCATTTGTGTGCATGTCCAAGGCGCACGCTGACGTTGAGCAGAAATGGTCTGGTGTGCAGGCTGAGGTCAACCACGGATGGATTGACGTCACCGACCTTGTCAGCGTTGCCAACAATCACCGCAACGGTCAGGCCTTGTGGGCAGCCCGCAATCACCCACAGAAGGGCCGCATTGGTGCCCGCATTTGGGCGCATGAGCGTGGCCTGATGCTGACAGAAATGCACGACAAGCCGCGCAGCGAGGTGCTTGAGGCCATGCTGCAGCACACCTGGTTTGTGTTTCTTCCCAAAGGCTTTGACGCTTGCCCGCGCACCCTCATTGAGGCTGAGGCCGCTGGTTGCCAGATTGTCACCAACGAGCTGGCTGGACGTCGAGAACCAGGCGACCTGCTTGACGTAATGAATGAGCAGCCCAAGAAGTTTTGGGGCTGGGTATGAGCATCGTGGACGCCTTTACTCGTGGCAATGCTGCGCAATACATGAAGGGTCGCAGTCCAATCCCAACAGTGGGAATTGTGACCACTGTGCACACCTATGAGCACTTCTTGGAGCGTTGGGCTGCCGGCGTGCGTGGATTGCAAGACAAGCCAGATCGCATAGTGATCGTCGCCACTAACCCTGACAGCGTGCGCGAGAAACTACAGGGCAAGTTGGATGGCTTTACGGTCGTGCAAGGCCAAGAACCGTTTGGCTTAGGTAAGTACCTCAACACTGCTTTTCATCATTGCCGCACCGACATCGTGGCGTGGGTTGGTGTGGACGACCGCTACAGGCCGCAAGCGCTGAATGGTTTGCGGTTTATGGACGCCGACGTGATGGCAATGGGTATGAAGTACGCCAACGGTCGAGAGTGGATACCAGGCGACATCACGGCTGGTGACGTCCTCAAGGTGCAGGAAAACCTGGTGCCTTGTGGGTCTGCTTTCTATCGCAAGTTTTGGGCAGCTCGACCTTTCCAGCCCCATCTTGCACCCTTTGAGGATTGGGCGCTGTGGGTTGGCTTCGCTGCCCTTGGTGCTCGGTTCGCTACAACCAAGCGCATTGACTTTGACTACAGCCAGCACGCCGATCAGATCGTGCCACCACTTGAACCAACCCGAACCCGCATCGCGGAGTGGGCGAAAGGATTGCCATGACGCTGTACGCCAGCACAGCCGACATCAAGGCGGCATTGCGCATCACTGACAGCGTGGACGACTCGCTCATCAACATGGCTGGGTCGGCTGCCTCATCGCTCATTGACGGCTACTGCGGGCGCACGTTCGGCACAGTGTCGGAGGTGCGGTATTTCGCACCTGACAACGGCTACCTGCTGCAGGTGGACGATCTCGCCGGCACGGCGATCACGGTGGAGTCCAGCACGGTTAGCGACCAAGTCTTTGATGTGACCTGGGCGGCGACCGACTACCAGCTGGAACCACTGAACGCTTACGCCGACGGCCTGGACTGGCCTTACACGCGGCTGCGCGCCATTGATACCAGGCTATGGCCTTATGCCTGGGGCGAGGCGACAGTGCGCATCACGGGCAACTGGGGCTGGCCGGCGATCCCTGCGCAGATAACTCAGGCCGCCGTCATTCAAGCCATGCGCATCTACAAGCGCCTGGATTCACCGCTCGGCGTTGCGGGCTTCGGCGACATGGGCGCTATGCGCGTTTCTAAGGGCCTAGACCCTGACGTGGCCCAATTGGTCGCGCCG